AGCTTCTGCTTCTCAGATTGCGGCCGCCGCTTCTGCGGCTTCTGCGGCCAATTCTTATGACACCTTCGATGACCGCTATCTTGGAAGCAAAACAGCAGACCCAACAGTAGATAATGATGGAGATGCTTTGGTTGCTGGTGCTTTATACTTTAATAGCACAGAGAATGAGATGCGTGTTTATGATGGTGGCAACTGGATTGCCGCTTCATCTGCTGGTGGCGCATCTCTTACAAACTATAACTATACAGCAACTTCTGGGCAGACCACATTCTCTGGCGCAGACGATAACTCGAATTCATTATCTTATACATTAGCTAACTTAATCGTTACGCTGAATGGTATTGTTCTTGAAGATGGGACTGACTACACAGCTAGCGATGGCACTAGCATTGTATTGGCAGTTGGGGCATCTGCGAATGATGAATTAAATGTGGTTGCATTTAAATCCTTTACTACTGCTGACATGGTATCGGCTACCAACGGCGGTACATTTGCAAATGATATTACAATTAATGGCGACCTGACGGTTGACACGAATACGCTGGTTGTCGATAGCACGAATAATCGGGTTGGAATTGGTACGTCTTCGCCAACTGAAAAAATGTCTGTTAATGGTGCTATTGTTGCAACTGGTGAACCATTATTATCGACTGGAGTTAGTGGGACTTATGTTTCATTTGATACTACAAATTTAGTTTCTAACATTTATGCGCTTTCTCCAGCGGTAGCATGGCGTGATTTGAATATAGGATCAAAAGAAACAATTTTTTCTAGCAATGGCACAGAGCGCCTCCGCATCCTATCAACTGGCGGCATCACCTTTAACGGCGACACGTCAACTGCAAATGCGCTGGACGATTATGAAGAGGGGACTTGGACGCCTGCTCTTGGAACTACATCTAATTTTTCTACCACTGGTATTTTTAGCGGTACTTATACAAAAATTGGTCGTGTTGTTAGATTAACAATTGAAATAACAGGGACAAATTCTTTTAGCACGTTAGGTGGATATTTTGCTGTTGGAAATTTTCCATTTACACCATCAACTTCAGGGTCTGGTGCTTGGTCTAGTGGCTCAATTTCAGTTGATGGCGGTGGAACTATTTTATCAACAAATACTAATATTTGGTTTTATGGCCCAGGAGCAACAGGAAATCTTGGCTCTCTATTCGCTTCATTTACATATGTTACAACATCATAACTCAACTGGAAGTTGGGTCAGACAGGTGGCAATCCCGCCACGATAAAACAGGAGAAAGAAAATGGCATTAGAAAAACAAATCAAAGTAGATAAAATCGAAGTCGTAGGCGACTTCAAAGCGGTTCAGGTTCGCACTGCTACCTGCATCATGGACGATAGTGTAGAGATTAGCCGTAGCTATCACCGTCATGTTATTACGGCAGGACAGGACTACAGCAATGAAACAGCAGAAGTACAGGCTATCTGTTCAGCATTGCACACACCTGAAATCATCGCCGCATATGAAGCACATTTAGCCGCCAATCAGCTTGGAGAGTAACCAATGAGTAACGCCCGTGAAATAGCCCAGCTTGGAAGCGTACCGTCTGGGCGGAAGAATTTGATTATCAATGGCGCTATGGTAATTGACCAGAGAAATAGCGGAAGCTCTGTTGCTTTGAGTAGCTCTGTTGTTTATGATACTGATAGGTTTTTAACACGACTTGGAACTTCATCATCAAGCACAGCGCAACAAGTTTCAGATGCACCAGATGGTTTTAATAAAAGCCTTAAACTAACAATAGGAACTGGCGCATCTCCATCTGCCGCAACTGGAGATGGGTACTTTGGGCAGATTGTTGAAGGATATAATTCAGCGCATTTGAATTGGGGCACTTCTTCGGCAAAAACAGTAACCTTTTCTTTTTGGGTAAAGTCAAGTCTTACTGGAAGTTTTGGTCTTGTTGTTGCTAATTATGCTTTGAATATGTGTTATCCGACATCATATACAATAAACTCTGCTAACACTTGGGAACACAAAACAATAACAATTTCTGGACCAACTAGCGGTGGCTTTGATACTGCTAGTGGTGGCAGCATTTATATTCTTTTTGATTGGGGCTGTGGTTCTGACTTTAAAGGAACAGCAAACTCTTGGAGTGTTTCTGATTATCGTGGTGGGGCTACTGGAACACAATCTATTTGTGCGACAAGTGGAGCCACATGGCAAATCACAGGCGTCCAACTTGAAGTCGGCTCTGTCGCTACTGAATTTGAGCATCGCTCTTATGGTGAAGAACTGGCGCTGTGTCAGCGGTATTACATTAAAAATAATCGCTGGAATATTTGGAGTGGTTACACAGTTAATGCTTCCAATTATTTTGAAAATGCAGAATTTCCAACAACAATGCGGACAGCCCCAACCGTTTTGACAACTTACATTGGTTCGGCTGGTTTTGCTGTTGCCAATCCAACTGTTCAACAACAAGATATACATGGATTTTATGCGTACATGACTTGTAACCTTACAGGCGGTTCTGGTTACTTTATTTTCAGATACACTGCGGATGCGGAGCTATAAAATGCAAATTCAAAACGTCAAATATGTAAATTATCTTTTGGGTGAAGGGCAAAACATTCAATGCACGATTGATGGGGTTGATATGTTTGTACCACTTGACCCAGCCAACGCACACTACGCAGAAATCATGCGGCAGGTAGAGGCTGGCACACTAACTATACAGGATGCAGAATAATGAACGAAGAAGTCAAACAATCTATTGATGTGGTAGCTGGCGGCGTAACTCTTGGCGCTTACTTTAGTTGGTTGCCAGAGGCTACAGCGCTTGCATCTCTAGTTTGGGTGCTTCTTCGTATCTATGAAACTGAAACAGTAAAAAAATTACTAAACAAATCTGAGTAGGAAACCGATGCCTTGGAGCCAGTCACCACAATACTTACTGGTTTGGCTCTTGCAAAAGAGGGCATCGATTTTATTAAGTCAAATCTTGACACGATAGATGACGCCAGAGCTATTGGCGAACGTCTAATAAATATCTTTGAAGGCCACCAAGAATTTAATAAGAAGCGCTTTAACGGCGGTCTTAAAGATGTTGCCATCGAAATGATTGAGTACCAGCAACAACAAGAGATGCTTTATGAGCTGAAGATGATGCTCGATCTAAGGTTTCACAATGGTTTCTATGATGAAATCCAAGCTGAGTATAAGAAAAGATTAAGAGAACAAAAAGAAATTGATAAGCAAAATCGAATTCGTCGCAAGAAACAGGCAGAAAAAATACTACTACTCTCTCTTTTGATTGCTGCATTTGGTATCGTGGCGATAATTATTTATGTTGTGATAAGTCAAATCAATCGCTAAGTTATTCAAATGGATGATGAAGACGAGTTTGATTTAAGAGTTAGTATCGAACGCAACAATCTTGGCTATCAAGTTGTTGTGCGTATTAGTTACTTTGATGACATTGACCACGCTCATGTGGCGGCGGAGGAAATCTTTTCAATTATAAATGGTGGACCATCTGAGGGAGAAATAGTCCACTAGGAGACTGTCATGTTGCAAGCATTGATAGGCCCGATAGCCAATATTGCAGGGACTTGGCTTGAAGGAAAGCAAAAGAAAGCTGAGGCGAAAGCTAAGTTAGAAGTCGCCAAGGTAGAAGCCACAGTTAAGAAGGTCGAGCAAGACGGAAGCTGGGACGCACAAGCTATGTCCTCTTCCGATAACTCATGGAAAGATGAGGCTTGGACTTTAACCTTTATCTTTATCATACTGGCGAGCTTCATCCCACCCTTACAACCTTACATGCAAGCAGGGTTTGACTTCTTGCGTACTGCTCCTGACTGGATTCAGTGGGGCATCCTTGCATCTATCGCCGCTTCATTTGGTTTGAAATCTATCACGCAATTAAAGAAATAAAATGATTACTCAACTTACAGAAATGCTGAAGAGGCACGAAGGTCTGCGCCTTGAAATGTATCACTGCACTGCTGGTGTCCCTACTGTTGGATATGGTCACAACTTACTGACTCCAATCACAGAGAAAGCGGCAGAGCAAATGCTTCTGGACGACATCGATGTTGTTGTAGAAGAGCTTAATAAGAACGTGTACTGGTGGACTGACCTGCCAGAAAACGCACAAATCGTCATCGCCAACATGTGTTTCAACATCGGATGGCCTCGTCTGTCCCAGTTCAAAAAGTTCTGGGCGGCGCTTGAAGAGAGAGATTATGAGCGTGCGGCTTATGAGATGGAAGATTCACGTTGGTTTAAACAGGTAAAAGGGAGAGCAGAAGAGTTAAAACAACTCATGCTAGATTGTAATGCCAAGTCCTAAACT